TAATACAGACCGGATTGATCAACGGATAGGCGCAAGGTGCCTGACACGGTGCGGCCTAGTACATGCATTGGATCGTGATTGATCAACGCCCGCACGTCTGCTTCTTTGATTGTCTTGTTGAACGCTGACGGCGCCACTTGCTCTACGAACCCACCAAGGTCCTCCGAGTAGCTGTTGAACACGGCGGCATGGCCTTCAACCATCACACCGCCGTCAGCACGCGCACGAATCTCAAACTCTGAGTGTGCAGGCAATCGTTCGCTCATTGTCTAATCCTTGAAAGAAGCGCAACAACCATTGCATCGTCGGCGCGACGCCATGCTGTGGAAGCTGCGCTGTGGTGAATTGCTGATCTGATTGACATACGTTGCGCGTATGGTCTTGCTGCGGTCATCCGATGGCAGTGTGCGCGCGTGGCGCGTTGTACTTGACTTGTTTGAACATGACGCGTGCAAGTTGCGTGAGCTCCATCGCGCGTCGCGGCCAGGTCAATCGTTGTTTGAACCGTTTGCGCTGCCCGACCGGTAATGCTCAATTCGTATACGAAAATGCTTCGAGCACGAATGACTTGGCGACGAGGTTTTCCCGTTCCGATGCGAACGGGTGCGCCACCGGTGATAGATACCGGCGCCGCTCCAGTGTCAACGGTAAGCGAGCCAGTGCCCGTAAGAGTTGCTGAGCCGGAAACAATGACGGTGGCAGCCGCAGTGAGCGAGCCAGTGCCCGTAAGCGTCGCGTCGCCGGACGCGCTGCCAATTCCACTGGCGGTGAGCGAGCCAGTACCCGTAAGAGTTGCTGAGCCGGAAACGATGACGGTGGCAGCCGCAGTAAGCGAGCCAGTGCCCGTAAGCGTCGCGCCGCCGGTAACCGCTACCGCTGTAGACGTAATTGGCGGGTTAGGGAGTTTTCCGCTGTCGCTTGCACGCCAGTTGAGCCGGTCAAAGAGTTGTCCAGACCCTTGGCCGATCATGTGTCAACCGTTGCCCACAGCGCGCCGCCCGCGGTGGTGGTAGAAGAAGCAACGGACAGTGTTGTCAGGTAGCTGGTGACAGAGCCGGAGTCCGGCGATGGCGCATCAAGCAGCGGGACCTGTAGACCGTTCGTCATTGCGTCTCGACGCGCGCCCAAGGACGTAGTCATCGTCGTGTGCGCTGATAGAAGCTCAATGCCAAAGAGAATGCCAGCGCCGGCAGTTGAGCCGGATGCGGCAGTGTTTCGCACGTCTGTGACGTCAAGAACGCCGCGGTCGCCGGGTTCAACATCCATTACGAACACAGAGCCAAGTGCGGTCGCGGCTGCCGGAAAAGTCAACGTTTTGGCTCCCGAAACCTGAGTGCCGTCTTGATTGACGTATCCGTTAGTTCCAAAGCTCAAGATGGGTGCAGTCGTCGCCGTTCCGTCGTGACGAGCACCATTGGAATCATTGTGATGGCAGTGTTTGCCTGCCCCATGACCGTGCGACGAAGACGAGTCCAGGTTGAGTCGTGGGTCAAGCGGTTGCCGCTGTTGCTGGTGAAGTCGAGCGTGCCGATGCGGTTTGCACGCACTAGAATTTGGCCGACTGCTCGGTTGGAACCTGTGCACCATTCGACGCAGCGAATGTTTGTAACGGGTGGAAGCTGAGCGTCGATCAGCGTGGACCACAATGTTGTGCCGATTGCATTGAATGCGCCGAAGAGTTGAACGGCGGAGTTTGAGGTAGCAGTCGGAGCTGTGGGTGTTCCCGACGCTACGCCTGCCCATTGCGCCATGACAGGCCGTGCCGCCACCTTGTCCATAAGTTCTTGACGAGTGGTTGCGGTCGCCATGTTTGCTCTTTCACGTAATTGGCGCTAACTCCATGTGCCACATAGAGCTTCGCGACGAGGTAGTGGCCGACGAAGTCCAGAAGGCGATGGTTTCGCCGCCAGCCAGCGAAAATGCGGGAATTGCTTTTACTGAAAGCGGCAGGCCGTCCAAGCTTGTTGTTGTGTTGGCGCCCATCCCGTACATGAGCGGCGTCAATCCCAAAACGCGAACCGTGCCAGCCGTTCCGGCACTGATGCTCATGTTTGATACCGATCGCACTGCATGGTCGCCGGATTGCAATCGTGACGCCCATCCGTAAGCACTGTTCACCTGAGCGTTTGTTGGAAGTGTGACGGTTGCTGAGCGTGAGCCGGTGTTGTCTTGATTTGCGTATGTGACCGTGATTGTCGGGGTAGTTGCTGTCATGGAACCCGACACATGCAGCATGACTAAGCCGGCGTTGAGCTGTTGGGACGAGCCTCCGTATTGCGCGCGTGACGGCATTGAGGATCCCGCCGCAAATGAATTGCCTGAAACGGTCAGCGTGCCAAGCACGGTCTCGATGCACGGCACCGTGATTCCGAATGAACCCGTGACAGCCATGTTGAAGCTCATGACCTGCCAACCAGTGACAGGACTTGTCGGCGTGGGAACTGTGTACGTCTGCGGGAACCGATGCCACGTAACTGCGCCGCCGGCAGTTGTTGTTTGCGCAGTGCCTAACGACGCATAGACGTAACCACTCGAGGACAGCGACCCGTACTGCATTGCGTTAGCTATCAAGTCGTCGGTAGAGCGCAGAGGATTAGCCATTACGCAGAATCCCCTACGAAGTCGATGTGACCGTAAACGCCTTGTGTGCTTGTGCTAAAGCCAAACAGGCCAAGTTGCGCGCCGGTTCCAAATCGTCGAACGGTGCCGAGGCCAAGCAGGTCTGCCGACAGTAACGAAATTGTCGCGTTCGGACCTACATAGATCGGGTTCAGCCACCAGAACTGAATGACTCCACTCGGCGACGTGCCGCCCGTGCGCGTGGCTGTCGTGATGTCACGAACTCCCCAATCTGGCGAGTTCAACGGTAACGAACTGAATGATCCGACAGGAGCCGACGCGCCTAGCGTCAACGATCGCGTCGTTTCGGCCGTGTTGTTGTCCTGGTCCACATAGGTGACTGTTGCGTTGCCTGGCGTCGCGTTGAGCGCGGTGGTGACTTCACCAATACAGAATCCGGGAACAACGGTTGATGTGTTGCCGACGGTTCGTGTTGGCGCCGATGAGCCGTCCGTGAACGTCGGCGTGGCAAGCGACAATGTTCCAAGGCTGATTTGCTCGGCCACCATGAACGTGATGCCTGGTCCGATTGAGGCGTTCCATTCCATCATGGTCGGTACATAGGCGTCGACGCCGGCTTCTAAGGTTGGCACGGTGTAGGTGCCGAATCGCATGCCGTTGAAGGTGTCGGTTGATGATGCTGCCCATACTGCTGCACCAGCCGATTGGTAGGCGCGCATGAATGAGACGTTGCGTTCGTAGCCTGCAAGTTTGCGCGCCAGGAGTCCGTCAAACGTGGTGGATGGCACGGTTACTCCGCAAGGTAGAACGCAATCAGGTCTTGCGTATCGTTGAGCAATGGCGCAACTGGCACGGTGTAAAGCACGTTCGCTTCGCTGTTGTACAACAACAACGCTGGACGTTGTCCGCTCGGGAGGAGCTGATCAATTCTCGCACCGTTGTAGCTCCCAATTGCACGTTGCTGACCGTTAGCAGATGTTTCGATCGTCAACGCCACTGATGGCGTTGACGTGTCGAACAGCAGCGGTTCTGGGATCGGCGCGACAATTTCGGTGATTTCGTCGGGCATTAGTCAAGTGTGATCGTTAGGGATCCGGAGGAGATCGTGAACGTGTTACCGATCGCGAGGGTGCGGCTTGCGGTGAGCGCACCTTTCCACAATGCATTTCCAGCAGTGGACGCATCCCACAGAGAAATGTGAGTGATTGTTTCGGCGGCAGGATACGACGTCCATGTCATGTCTGCGGTTGTGGAAATGGAACCAGAAGATGCTGCGGTACCGAACGTGGCGCTTTTGCGCGTTGTTTCCGTCGCCCCGTTTGCCGTAGCGTCTTCGCCGGGGTCTCCCGTGTGCAGTCGCACCCATGCGCCCGACACGGTGAAGTCGGTGTTGCGAAACACTTTGTCGAGCACTTTGTTTTCGAGATAATTGGCGATGCTCACGACCTCTTACCTTTCGGGCGAGTCAGGCGCAGCTCGGTAATGTGTTCAAAGGATGCGCCGGGCAAAACGCGCATGCGTTCTGCGAATTGTTCCTGGTCGACCAATTCGCCGTTGGCGTAGAACATCAACGAATCGGCAAACACGCCATCGGCGAACGGTCCAAATCGCGCGGCCGCTACTGCGATGGAGCCATCGACCTGCCATTGGTCGATGCGTTGACGCTGATACTCAGGGGCTTGTACCTCAAGGCCATCGGCTGCCAGACCGATTTCGATGATGAGCGGCGTGCCTTGCAGGCTTGCTGCAAGCAGTGCGTCGGATAGGGGCATTACAACTCCTCAATGCCGCAGATGAGTCCGGACGCGTCGCGCTGCACTCGCACTTCGCGATGCGCGCGTATGGCGGACTCAAGCGAATCCATGCGTCCACTCAGCGACGCTGCAAGCGGATCGGGTGGTGGGGTCTCAGGTGAAGGGTCAGCAGCGGGTTGGTTCGCTAACGGTGGGAGCTTCTCGAGGTCGCGCACTTCATTGATCTGCAAGAAGCCGGATTCGATCGCAACCTTGTAGGCGTCGTATCGAGTCTTGAGGTCGGCGCGCTGCATGCTGTCGGTGTTGAAGGTGACGTAACGCGGTCGAGCAAGCAGTGTGCTCAGCGCTTGTTCGATACGAATGAGCCAGGGCCGCAAGGTGAAGCGCAACACGTCGAGTCCACGTTGTTCGACGTTGGAGTATGTGAATGACGATTCATCAGAAGCGAACGGGTCAATGCCGAACAGTCGGCGAATCTGACCGTCAGTGAACTTGCGCGTTTCAAGGAATTGCGCCTGTTCGGGCAAGATTCCGACAACCGGCTTGTAGGACGCGCCGCCGGCGAGAATTGCCGGCAGGTGGGCGTTCTTTCGTCCGGAGTGCCAACGCATGAATTGGTCGCGCAGCATCTCCACTTGTTCTTGCGCGACGAGGCCGGGCGCTTCGATGACTGCCGCCGGGATTGCACTTTGGGAAAAGAACGTGGCGCCGTAATCCTGGGCCGCGATTCCGAGACCTAGCCCTTGCGCTGCGTAGGTGATTGGGTCCATCCCAACTGGCGAGCCGGGAAGCGATAGCCCTCGGATGTGCAGAATTGCGTCGGTCGGGATGGGAGTGTTGCGAATCGTGTATTGGATCGGCGCGCCCGGCGCCGTGCGAGTCACGCGCACTTCGTCAGGGTGCAGGTTCCACAATTCCCTCACGCTGCCCGTTTGATCGCGCACGATCATTAGGTAGGCGTTGCCGCGCATGAGCAGCGACACAACCACTTGGTTCAGCATGTCAATGCGCAACGTTTCCGGATTCGGTTGTTCTAGCCATCGCGGCAGACTCAGCTCAACCCGGGTGTCGCCGCTGTCGCGATATGCCTCAAGGTCAAACGTGGAAATGGTGTCGGCAATCAGTCGAACGCAGCTATAGACGCTGAGAAGCGACAGTGCGGTGTTCTCGGTGACGCGCACGCCAGCGGATGATCCGGACGTAAAGAGGTCGTCTCCTTGCGCCCATTGCTGCCATGGCGCGGATTGAATGGCGCGCCGCTCGAAGATTCGGCTCAACATCAGTCATTGCTCCGCGGTGGATCAAGCGCAAATCCGAACAGCAGCGCGGCGATACCCCAGGCGACAATTCCCAAAGGCCAATAGACCAGGCCGAGCCCGATCACGACGGCCAGGGCGCCGAGCAGCTCCAGTGCAAGTGCTGCCCATTTCATAGGGTGATGAACACCACGGGGGGTGCCTCCGGCTCGCGTTGCGCGTTAGCGCGTTGATAGGCGATGACGGCACAGACGCCAAGGTCAATGTGTCGCCGGGTGGTCTTGGATTCTTTGACGGGGCGCACGCCTCGAGCGTCACGCTTGAGCACCATGTTTGCAATGTGGCGCGTCAAACGTGGGTCACCAGAGTGATGCAGCCGCTTATCCATGGTGGCGTCGTAGAACGATTGCCACGCCGGAATCATGCGAGCAGCCGAGTTTGGGAACTCGACCATAGGGATGCCTTCATCATCCAACTCAGCCGCTAGTTGCTGCATGCGAAACGGGTCGAATGCCACTTCGCGCACGTTGTAGCGCAAGCAAAGATCCCGGACCGTTTCGCGAACATCGACCAAGTTGACTCGCCAGTGGGGCTGATCGTCTTCGGCTTCCCACGACGCCATCACGTCGAGGTAGTTGTCCTCAATCGTGCAGGCCACCAGGCCGGTGGAGTCGCCCGACCAGGAGCCGTCCAGCGCGAGGATGATTGGTTCGGTGGGCGAAATCTCACGCGCTGCCGCGCACTTGTCCCATGCACCATGCGGGAGCGCTGTTTCAGTGCTTGAGACGAAAACGTTGGTGCGCTTCGTGCGGAACTCCGATTCGGGCGTCTTGGGCAGGACGCTGGCGAAGTCCTCGGGGTCGATCAGGTCGCCGTATCCCGGGTTCGCTTCCTTCCACACGCTTGGGTTGGTGTGGTCAGCGTCTGCGCCGGCCTTGGGTTCCCACCACGCAAAGAAGAACGTCGGGTCGTCAATTTCGCCGCGCACTACCCGCTGTCCGTGCTGGTAAAGCCGATAGCAGACTGTATCGGATCCGAGACTGTCGGTCCGTACGCCGGCCGTCGTGATTGCCATCACTAGCGGGTCGATGCGAGCACCCGACCCCAAGTTCATGACGTTCCACAGCTCATCATCCGGTTGGACGTGCAGCTCGTCAAAGATGACAAGGGTGGGGGACAACCCTTCCTTCAGTGGCGCTTCAGATGAGAGCACCCTGAACACTGACCCGGTGCCCGGAATTTCGATGGCGTCGCGATAGAGCTTGCAGACTTCCTCAAGCTCGGGCTCAAGCTCAATCATGCGTTTAGCCGTACCGAAAACCAGCCGGGCTTGCTCTCGGTCGCCGGCGCACGCGTACACCTCGGCGCCGTCAGCCTCAAGCAGCGTTCCGGCCAAGGCGAGCGAAGCGCCCAGCGCAGTCTTGCCGTTCTTGCGTGCCATGCCGATGAGCGCCGTGCGATGTCGGCGGCGGCCGTTGGCCTTGCGAGCGAGGAGCGACCCGAGAAGCTTGCGTTGCCAGTCGCGCAACACGAGCGGCGAGCCGACCGGTCCGGCGACCGTGTCCTTGGTAATGCGACACAGCGCTTCGGCGAAGTCCGAATATCGGTCCCCATCGCCGCGTTTGATGTCGGCGGCCGGAACTTTGGTAACCCAACGAGGAGGCCAGCCCTTAGGAGTTGTGCGCTCTCTTGAGTTGGTCAAGTTTGCTCACTCGCTTCACTTCAGCAAGACCCAAACGAGACCGATCGGTTGGCGTCATTCCCAACGATGAAAGCCACTGAGTCATTTGCTTTTCAAGCGTCGACAGCATCCCGGCGGCCGGATTGGCATATGCGTACCCCTTGTCGGTGTAAAGCACGTCGCCTTCGCGCTTGAGCCGCTCCAAAAGGTCGGCGCGCCGGTCGGCGCCTTCGGCCAACATGATGACGACGGCCTGGTCAGAGAGTCCCAGCCACCCATCACATGCCGCCAAGATCATCTGGTAAAGCGATGAGCCGGCGTGACCGAGGTGTTCGGGCACTGGAGCGCGCGGGGGAAGCGCCACGATTTCGGCGCTGTTTTTCGGTAACGCACGCTTACCGGGATTGCCGGTCAATCGTTTCTGTTCAGTGGGTTTGCGTTGTGCCATAAGTGCGCAATTCGTCCGAAACCCCTGGGGGTGCCGATCGCGGCGGTGCGTGGAAGGG